GCATCAGGTCGTGTAGTTCGTGACCGGACCCGACACCGTGATCGTCAGCGCCGTCTCAACCACGCCCTGCGCGCTGCCGGTCGGCACGCCGCTGAACCCGATCTGGCCGGCGAACACGACCTTGTAGCCGTTCGGAAACGACAGGCGGATCGCGCGGGTGCCCTTGATCTCGCTCGCGGCCTTGAGTGCCACGAAGCCGGCATCCGACGGGTCCCAGATGCAGGTGCCGGTGTAGACCAGCTGCGAGAACGCACCGAGCCGGGTTTTCCGGATCGAGTCGTGAATGGTGGTCACGTCGATCTGCTCGGCCTCGCCGCCGGAGCCGTTCATCGACAGCGCGATCGACAGCGAGGTGCCGAAGGTGATCGCCAGCGCCGCACCGCCGCTGCTGTACACGTCGAAGTTCGTGCTGTCGACGCCTTCCATCGAGAAGTTCGAACCCGACGCCGCGCTCGAGCGAACGACGCGGCCATCGACCTGCGTCATGCCCTGGATGCTGGTGAGGTAGACGAACGATCCCGTGGTCGGCGCGGTGCCGGTGACGGTGACCACGCCGGGGTTCGCGCGGGTGATTGCAGTGATGGGCAGCGCGGTAGCGAGTGCTGATTGCACCGCGACTTGTACGCCCGACCAGACGAGTGCTTCAGCCATGCTTGATGCTCCTGTTTCACATGAAAGGAAAACGCCCCGCGGTTACGGGCCGCGAGGCGTCGGGTACTACCGGGTGGAACTAGATCGAGCCGCTGACGAAGTGCCGAACGGTGAGCACGGATGCCCACAATTCAGAGTCCTGATCGAACTCCGCGCGCCGGTCGAGCAGCTGGAACAGCGCGGCGCCCAGCGCGTTGACGGCGGCAGCGGCCACGGCCTCGGCCTCGGATCGGGCGCCGGCCATGCACCACACCTCGAGCGTCGTGAAGGTCGCCAGCGGGATGCTGCTGTGGATCGTCGTCACCGGCTCGGTGCCGACCTTGAGATAAGCGATGGCCGCACCCGTTGCGTCCTGCGGCACGACGTCGGGATAGATGCGCGCGCCGACCAGCGCGGACACCGGAGCATCGCCGGCCAGCGTCGAATAAAGGACGGTCTCGCTAGACATCGGACCTCCCTTGCTTGGCCTGCTCGCGCGCGATTCCCTTCGCCATGATTTCCTCGAACTTGCGAAGCGCCGCCGGCCCGCCTTCCTGCAAGGCGGGCGCGAGGAACGGGAACTGCCGACGCCCGCCCGTCGATGCACTGCGCTGCTCGCGCTTGCGCCGGTCGCCGCCCTTCAGCCGCCGGCCGGGGCCGCGCGGAATCCAGCCGCCCTCGAGGAATCGCCAGTAGAACGGAAACTGCAGGCCGAAGCGCTTGGTGAACCGGGCCGATCGCGGCGAGCGCACGCTGATTCCGGCCGACAGCCCGCCGTCGATCGGCTTCACGCGCTGGACGTAGATCCCGGCCTTCAACGTGCCCGGCACGCGCCGCTTCTCCTTCGGGTTCTTCAGGCTCGGCGCCCGGCGCCTGGCGATCGGCAGGATGACGCGCGCCGCGGCTGCGACTGCATTGCGCGCGACCCGCTTCGTGATCCGGTCGCCGAGTGCGCGCAGGTCGACGGTGAAATCGCGGATGTTGGTCCGGACGATCAGGTCAGACATCGGCCGGCCCCGTACACAGCAGCTCCATTTCCCGGTTGCGCGCGTTGCGGTCGATGATCGAGTCTATGGGGTAGTCGGCCCCGTTCCAGCGCACCTGCATCGTGGTCTGGACGCCTGGCGTGTAGCGAATGCGGAATCGGATGGCGAGGTCGGACTGTGCCGAGCGCAGCGCGACGAACTCCCGGCCGCTGATCGGCTCGGCGGATGCCCACAGCAGCGCGAAGTCGGCCCAGGTGATCGCCTCGGCCCCGTAGCTGTCGCGCGTTACGACCTTTTCCCGCACTGCGATCCGCTCGCGCAGGGTGCCGGACCTCATGCGGTCAGAACCCGGTAGGTGTCCAGCAGGCTGTCTGCGAACCCGATCGGTTGCAGCGGCTGACCCTGCACCAGCGCCTCGCGAAACTCGTAGGAGCGACCCACCGCCAGCATGATCCACTGCCGGATCGGCATGGGCACGGCGGCCCGGCGCTGGTCGTTGGTGCCGCCCGCGAGATAGCCGGCGGTGTAGGTCACGCGCACGGCGTTGATCTGGTCGCGCGTCTCGGGCCACGCCTCGCCGAACGCCGGAACGATCCAGCCCGGCTCGCGGATGTTGTCCAGCACGTAGTCGACCGGGGCCAGCACCTGTTCGACGCCGGCCGCGTCCACGTACCGGACCTCGATCACGCTCAGGATCGCCGGCATGCGCAGTTCGATTTCATCAGGGAACGAATCCAGCGTCATGCGCCAGGTCGTCTCGATCAGCGTGCGCTGCAGGCGATTCTCCGCTTCCATGCGCGCCGCGGTGATCAGGCTCGCCAGATAGGCGTCCTCGGTCGCCGCGTCGATGCGCAGATGCGTCTTGATTTCTTCAACGGTGACGGGGTCCACCGCTGCGTCGACCAGTTTCGTGAGCATCAGTTGTACCGTCCCCTGCGTGTGTTCTCGCTGCGCGCCCGTGCGCCGTAAACGGATACCCGGCCAGCCGTGCGCGCGCCACCCGTCATCGGGTCAAGGATGATCGTCGCCGTCCCCGTAATCAGACTCGCCGTCACCGTGATCTGCGCCCCCGGCGCCGAGCTGAGCCCGCCGCCCGTCGCGAAGCCCGGCGTGAACGACAGTGCAGACGTCAGCACTTGCCCGGCAGCAGCTGCAGCACCGGTCGCGGTGCCGGCGATCAGCGAGGTCGATGCGGTGAGGGTGGCGCCTGGTGCGTTGCCCGATGCCCCCGCGCTGGCGGCGCCGGCGATGAATGAAAGCGTGGCGGTGACGGTGGTGCCTGCCGCGCTGGCCGCACCTGTTGCAGCGCCGGCCAGCAGGCTAGTCGTCGCGGTGAGCGTTGCGCCGGGCGCGTTGGCCGTCGAGCCGCCCGACGCTACGCCCGGCAGCAATGCCAGCGTATCGGTAAGCGTTACGCCTGCTGCTGATGCCGCACCCGTCGCCGTGCCCGAGAGCAGCGACAGCGTTGCCGTCAGCGTGACGCCGGATGCGTTACCTGCAACGCCGCCCGAGGTGGCCGCGCCGGGGATGAAACTCAGAACCGCCGTACTGGTGACGCCGCCCGCGGCGGCTTCGCCCGTTCCAGCGCCGGCCAGGAGCGACAGCGTCGCCGTCAGCGTTGCACCTGGCGCGTTAGCGCCTCCAGCGCCGCCCTGCTGCGAGAGCAGCGTGAGCAGCATGGTTTACTCCCCGAGGGTTTGAAGCTTGTTCAGCGTCGTCTGCGTCTCGGCGAGGTCTGCGTCGATCCGATCGGCCTGTTGCATATCGCCCAGCGCAACGGCAGAGCCTCGCACGCTTTGAAGCTGCGTCAGCCGACGCTGGCACATCAGTATCAGTTCCGCGATTGTCATCAGATCACCATCTGTCGCAGGAGGACGGTCGAAGTGTTGAGCAGCATATAGACGTAGAAGATGTCCGTCGCGCCATCCTTGTAAATCACATCGAATGCCGTATCGCCGAGCAGCGCCGCGCCCTGCGGGTAAAGCATCGTGGACCACGGGAACATCTCCGAGCGGGCGAAGTCGTAGGCAAACCAGCGGCCGGTCGCTTCCTTTTGGACGTACAGCGTGCCGTCGTGCAGGCAGTACTTCGTTCCGGTCGTAAACGTCTCGGTGCTCGGGCTGTAAGTGATCGCCGCCCATGTGTTGCCCGCGATGTCGTAGCGGTCGAGCAGTGCGCCAGCAGCGCCACGGAACGAGTAGATGTAGCGCCCGTTGATGATGGCGCTCTCGTTTGTCCAGTCCGACTCCGGCGCCGAATGCACCCAGTGCCCCGACATGCCCGCGCCCGGTGCGCCGCCTCGCGCAACACCCGGCGACAGCGTTGACCATGTGTTCGCCGTGATGTCGTAGCGGTACAGCGTGACCGCGTTGTTGCCCATGTAGTACAGGAAGTTGTCGTTGCCCGAGATGGCGTAGGTCGAGGTCGCGTCCGGGTTGGTCGTCCACGTTGCGACGGTCAGCGTGTCGGCAGTGTTTGCCGTGATCGTGCGAATCTGGCCCGCGCCCGTGCCGCCCGTGATTCGCACTTGCGAGTTGATCCACTGACTCGCAGTCCATGTCTTGCCGGTCTGGGTCAGGGTCGTGCCGGTCGCGCTGGTCGCGGTCCCGGTGGCAAACGACTTGAATGCGCCATCGACAATCGACGGGGTGGCAATGAGCTTGCCGTCTGTTCCGATGGATGCAGGCAGGCCGGTCTGCGAGAGCGTGTTCCAGGTGT